AAGATAGGTTGTATTCTTAAATCACTCTGAGTCTTTACGTATGGAGTAACGTCAGTTACATCTACGTTTGCAGTTATAGGAGTGTTCGTCTTTAAGTAGGTTTCAGTTATGAAGTAAATCATTATTCAGCAGTATTAGGTTGTATTCTACTAAGTGGAGTATCTCCTCCTTCAATCGGTGGTAAAGATGCTAAAGCACGAATTTCATTCTCAGTCATAGTGCTAAGAACTTTCGTAGCTACAAGTGGCGACATCGCATTTAACGCGTCTTGTGTTTTACTTGCGCTTTCTTCTACCTCTACAATAGTTTCGTTTATGATTTGGAAATTATTGATTTTATATTCGGCAGTAATTTTAGAGATGTGTAGCAACTCATTAAAGATATCTTCTACGATATGTCTTAACGGCATTACTACGTTTTTCTCAAATATTATGTAGGCTTGTTTGATATCAGAACCATTACCTAAAGAACCGGTTGTTCTAATACCCATTAAGATAGGGTCTATCGTATGCGCGAAACATATTTGTTCCGTGTTTAATTCGCTTGATTCTTTGAATAGTTTGTCGTTATTATTTGTCGGTAGACTTTCAATACTTGGTAACTGCTCTGGAGCGTTAGCAAAAAACGCAACAGCTTTCCCGGCATTCGATGCACCTTTCAACTTGTCTATCGTTTCACGAATCATATGTTTTTCTTCTTCGCTTTGTGGTCTTTTAGGGAACATCATAGCAAAAGACGGAAAGATAGAGTTCTGAATGTTAGCTTTAGCGAAATAACTTAACTCACCACTCAAGAAAGCAAAGTTTAACGCACTTGTATAGGTAGGTAATGCGTAGTAGTCTTGACCTTCGGAGTGCATTTCGTAAACAAATAGCTGTATTTTATCCGTACAAGAAGGTGAATAAGGCTTAATTGTTTCTACGTCAATACGAGATGCCCAATCTTCACAAATAAAGTAGTAGCATTTATCTCTACTCACACGTACTTTATCCGGATAGATATTTTCAGCCTTTTTAAACCTACCTTTTTCGTCAAAATATAGCTTAAAGTAAACTCTATTATGCAAAATAAGCTGCTTAGTAACGGCTAATTCACTCTTTTTAAGTTTCATTTTACGCTCCCACGTATACAATTCTAACTTCTCCTCGTTTGTTAGCTTGTCAGTTTTGATAGCAGAACCTCCTCCAACTACTGCATTTGCTTTATAATCAACGATTGCGCCGTGAAGCGGACTTGTAAAGTAAAGTTGCGTCAATAGCTGTGGATATAAGTTATCGTGACCAAATGGAATGTACCCAGATATTTGATATCTTCCGTTTACATAAGGTAACGACAAGTTCGCACCGCCTACCTTACCAAAAGGTGTGCTAAATGATTGATAACCCTCTACTATTTCGGGTTTACTTTCTTCTTTTTTAAATATGTTATACCACGCCATTAGTCGTATATTGAATTAATTACTACTCCCGCTACTACCATTCTACCTTCTTCTATTAAATTGTAATCGTTTACATCCGTGTTTTCGTCTACTATTATAGCTTCGTCACTTTCATAAACGCTGTAAGTATATTGCCCTTTCACAAAGTCTACGTCTACTCCTTCTTCTAAAGTAAATAAATTGTATCTATCCGGATAAGGAGAAGAGTCTACACCCGCCCATAATATTGGCTCTTCAGCCGTGTTAAATTCGTTCTCAAACACGAATAAATAAAATGGACTACTATACGTAGTTACTTCAGTTAAAGTTAACACAAACGTGTTTATTTGCCCTTTTTCTAAGTAAATCATATAACTATATTAGTGTTACTATTTTAGATTTGTTTAAAACAAAAAAAAGCCACCCCCTAAAGAATGGCTTTATATATGGAAAAACAAACAAATTACAATAGACCGTTTATAATTGTAGGGTCAACCTCGTAAGCTAACTCCGTGTTTTCAGCAGTTAACGTTAAAGAATATTTAGAACCATCCGCACGAGTAGTTCCTGAACCTTCTCCAACTGCCGTAACTTGCATATAAGGGAAGTACCAAAACTTACCATTTGCATCTCCTACGATTACAGCTAAGTATTGTTGACCAGCACCCATAACTTTTATAGCTTTGGATTTTTCTTGGTCGCGTCTATGTAGCATCAAATTTACTGTTTGAGTAACATAAGAAGAACCATTAATAAGGTCGATATTTGCTTCTTCGGTGTAAGAACCTACGTTTCTTTTAAATTCGATAGGAACGAATACATCTAAAACACCGGTTAAAGTGATAGCAGTTACTTCCCAATTAGTACCAGTTTCATTGGTAGTAACGGAAGCTATGTTATCCTGTTGGTTTACGTACAACGTATAAATTCCACCGGAATTATTGTCGCACGATTTTGTAATGGTTTGTAAAGTAGCACAAGACATAAATATATATTTTAAATTAAGTTTCAAAAAAAAGGGTGGCGATTATTCACCACCCCTTACCTATGAAATAATGTTTATTAATCGAAACAAACGTTATAAACTACGATTTCAGTTGGATTAGTATGGTAGAAACCTACTTTCAAGTTTGCTCTTGTACGAATATAAGGCTCAGCAACTGTGTCAGAAAGGTTAACAGCTTTTAACGTTTTAGAATCACCTTCAGCATCGAATGCGTAGATAAGGTTATTTTTCAAAGTTAAAATCATTGTGTTATCCGGCATACCTTCGCATACTATAACTTGAATACCTAAGTAAGACAAACCTAAAGGTAGTGTTACATAAGTTTGAGTATTACCAGTTGCAGCAGCTAATTCATATGCTTGTGCTACGTTAGCAGAAACATAGAATCTTAAATCTCCTTTTTTGAATTTAACAGTTGAAGGAGCAGCAGTCCAAACGGCTTGCATTTTAGCAAGTACGTTAGTAGAGTCAATAGCACCACTATACAAACCTTCTACGCTTGTGTCAGCACAAAGTTTTTTCAAGTGACCATCACACAAAGCAAGTACGCCTTCTCCTTCGGTGTCACCTTGCCATCTAATTAATTCGATGTCTTCACCGATTTGTTTTGACATAGTGTCCCAATAGTAAGACATAAAAGAAGCTACTGTGAAATCTCCATTAGAACCTTTAGCCATTTGCAAAGCTAAGAAAGACTGCTCAAGGTCAAACTGACAAATTTGTGCCATAGCTGACAAAGGACATACGTCGATGTCGATAGCGTTCAATGTATCAGTCGGAGCAGAGAAATTACAAGTAGATGCCTGTAAGATGTTACCGAAAGTTACGTTAGCTAATTTAGTAGCTGACTTGATACCTGGAAGTGTACGGAAGTTATCCGCAGTAGTATCAGTTAAATAAGCGCGAGAGTAAAACTCTTCAGGGTTCGCACACAAAAGCGCGTTAGTTTCAACGTCTAAGTCGAATTTTAATTTACGATTCATTTTTATTGGTTTTTAAAAGTATTACGAAATGCTTTGAATTTATCGAATGCAGACATTTTAACCTCTTCGATAACTTCTTCTTCTTCTTCTTTTTCCATTATACGCTCTTCAACTTGGTTTTTCAAGTCTGCGATAATAGCAAGTAAAGAATTAACTTGTTCTTCAATCATTGGTTTAACGATAGCTAAGATAGCTTCAGCGTCAGTAGTAGGGTCAACAGCCATAGCCTCTTCTACAACTTCTTCAGTAGGCTCTTCGGTTGTTTCTTCTTTTACTTCTTCTTCTACTACGTCTTCTGCCATAGTAACCTCTTCTTTGACTTCTTCCTCTACTTGAGTTTCAGCCATTTCTTGTTCTTTAACCTCGATAATTTCTCCGTCTTTTACTACGTAGATTTTACCTTCGATTAAATGTTCTCCGTCTGGTAACTTCATTGTATTTAATTTAATTTGATTACTTAGTTTCAGACCTAAAAAACCTTCAATAGAGAAACCTATTTGTTCGTCTTTTACTAATTTTTCGTAGTAGTCAACGTCGGTAACTTGAGCAGTCAACATCAAAGTGCCTTTTGGCACTTCTATTCCGTAGCTTGTATACGACTTGTCTTCTCGTGGTTTTTCAACTATCCAAGATTCAAGGATATAAGCGGGAACAGTTTTCTCGGTTTCGTGTTCTAAGTTAAATAAATCTCTATTGTTTAAGTCACGCATAAACTTCGTGTAGATTTGTTCTATTACCTCTTCGGTAAATTGAACATAATACTCACCGCTTTCGTCGTCACGTCTATAAATCTCCATTGGAATCATAGCGGGTGCAACGATTCGGTATTTAGTAGCGTCAGCAAAAAAGAACGATTGCGCTTGATTAAACGCCATACCTTTTACTTTAATAGCCGGTGTTGAAGTGAATGCGATTTGCTCGATGCCTAAATCTTCTCCGTCGGAATATTCAGGGTCGATTGTGATTTTATAGATAGGTAAATCTTTACTCATTTTGTACTATATTAAAAAGTGTGTTATATTTGTTAAAAAAAATTATGGTAGAAATTTTAGGTAAACAAATTCCGAATCAGTTAGACGAGTTAACTATTCAGCAGTTTGAAGACATTACGGAGATACATAACGATTCGTCTTTAGATATAATCGAAAAACATATCAAAGTATTTGAACTTTTAGGAGTAAGCGAAGATGAAATGGTAGAAGCCGACGTAGACTTTGAAACATTCAAGAAATATGTACAGGAATTTAACCAAAAAACTGACGCAGAAATAATCAAAGAAATAGAAATAGACGGATATACCTACAAGTCACACGAAGAAGAATTTAAGCTATCCGTAAAAGATATGAAAGTAATAGAGAAAATAATTAACTCTAAACACAAAGGTTATCTAAGCGAACTTATTGCCGTGCTATTTAAAAGAACTGACTTATCGAAAGTAGAACACTACGACAAAGCACATATCAAACACAAAACTAAATTATTTAGAGAACAAAAAGCTGCCGTTGCAGTTCCTTATTTAGTTTACATAGGACAAAAATTCTCTAAACAAATTGAAAATGCTACTACCGAAGTCGTGGAATGATATAGATGTTCTTCAATTTAAAGAACTTCGTACACTAAAAGATATACCGGAACTATTTTCTCGTGAAATAGAAGCGTTAGCTACGCTTACAGGACTTCCTTCAGAAGAATTAGAAGACTACGACGTAGACGAAATTCAAAAGTTTATGAAGGAATTACATTGGATAAACTCCGAACCACCTAAGAAGTATAAATTAGAATTTAACAAGCTAACTTTAGGCGAATTTATAGATATAGAGTATTTCTTTAGCAAAGACTACATAGAAAATATTTCAGAAATAGCTGCCGTATGTTACAAAAAGACGAAGAAGAACGAATGGAAGGAAACAATTTACGAACCTTATACTTATTCGCCTTTTGATAGGGCATATCTATTTGACGAAATACCAATACCTAATATTTACGGAATCATTCCAGAATACTTGTCTTTTAGAGATAACTTTATGAAGACTTACGCTAATCTTTTTGAACCTGAATTCGAAGAAGAAACCGAAGAAGATATTAAAGACCTAACACCGGAAGAAAAAAAAGAAATTCAAGAAGAAAAAAAGATAAAAAAATGGTCGTGGGAACGATTACTTTATTCTATATGCAACGAAGACCTAACTAAAATAAATCAAGTTTCGGATTTATCGTTAATATTCGTGTTTAATATGTTATCAATGAAAAAGGAACTTAACCTTTAAAAGTTAACGCTCCTAAAAATTCGCCACCTATAGGATTAAAAGTGTAAATAATACTTTTCTTTTCTCCTAAAATTGTAGCAACTTGTAATAAAGGATAACGCTGCGTCATCCATTCGGTATATTGGTCGAATATTTCAGCACTCACACCACTACTATTCATTAAGTCCGTTAATTTAGCGCAGAAATCATAAGAATGTATAACACCACCATTCCATAAATTAGCTCCGTTGTTTAAGAATCCAAAGTAATACATCGCGTTAATTTGAATGTTCAACTCGCCTAAAGCTGGTATTTCTGCGTTTATACGAACTGACTCATATAATGCGCCTGTATCTATAGCATCGTATTCACGAATCAAAGATTGTAGTAATTTTTGAATCTTTACGCGTGTCTTATACTTTACGTAGAATATTCCGTTATTTGCGTATCTCGCCATTTTTTAGTAATTGTATTTCTTCGTATATTCTTATTAATTCAGCTTCTTTTTCTGCTATTAATTCGTCTTTTGGTTGTTCTTCAACCTCTATGAACTCAACTTTAACAAGTCCATTTTCGTCGTATATTTCGTGTCTTACTTGTGCCATTACAAATTAAAGATTAAATGTGGTATCGCGACTGTAGCATAACTTGCTCCTGTTGTTGTTAATGTAGCTGGTACTGAACCAATAGCATAGGTATATTGAACCATATTTACCATATTACTTGATGCTCCTGTTTGTTGCCAAGCAAATGCTCCACCTGTTGCTGTATGCGTTCTCATTCCAACTGCTGCACTTGATTGAACACATAACCAATAAGTTGTACCAGCATTAAATGTATATGCTTGTGTAACGGTCTTAACTCCTATTGTACTTGAGTCAATATTTGCAGACTCGTGTAGTTTTGCATTTGGTAAACCATTCAAACTATCGTAAAATAATACTCTCATATTTGAACTTGCAACTGCCGTAGTTACTTCTATTGAATAGCTTACAATAGTAAAACTTTTCATAGGAATAAATGGAAAACATCTCAAATTATTTACTGCAAGTGTGGTAGTCGTTACTCCTTGAAATACTATCATTAAAGCATTGATAAAACCACCACTTGCCGGAATTAATGGAGCGTGAATACCTACAGGAGTTGTGATGTTCCCACTACCAACTAAGGAAGTAGAATTAATTGTTTTAATATTAGTACCTGAAACTAACTGCGCTTGAAGTGTACAATCAGCGTCCGGGAAAGTATAAACTCTATCCGCCGTGTTTAACGATGTCTTTAAAGTAGTTTTATAATCGTTATCATTTTTCCACTTTATATCTCCGTCACTATTTGCCCATAAAGCAGTAGACTGACCAGTAGCAGTAGCATCAGAGTTTTGATGTTTAAGGTGTAAATGTCCGTTTCCGTTAGTTCCTTCAATGTAAATGGATTCAGCACTTAATTTATTTGCGTCTAAATCTACGTCTTGAGTAGCACCGGTATAAGGAACGAAACCACTACTAACACCGCCTACTATTTCTTGTCCTGTAATTGAATAAGTATCGTACCCACTTCCAGTTTGAACGCTAACTTCAAATAAATCCGTAGAACTTAAATTAGAACCTTTAGGATTAAGTTGTGATATCTTTGCTTTTGCCATTAACTATATTATTTAAAATTCGTGTTTTGTTACTCTAATCCAACGGAACTTGACAATCAGTCCAATTAGATACGTCAACATCTAAAGTCATTAACCACCCCGCTGCATAATCTAACAAATCGTTGTTTAAAGGAGTAAATATAGGGTCGCTAACGATGTCGAAATCGTAATCGTTTGAAAACCTAAAATAGTTCACTAAGTCTACTAAGATTTGATTGCAATCCGAAAGTATTACGTTAATATTTGCTCGGTCTTTTTGTATTATATCAAAACAATAAATTTCTAAACTAAATATATTCGTGTTTTCGGTTGGTGTACTTCCGATAGGGACGATATAGATAATCGGATATTTTTCGTCTTTTGTAGCAAAATTAAACAACTGCTCTTTGAAGTCACTACCTACTTTTTTAACTTGTAGGTGTGAGTTGTAAAATGCTTCAATCTTATTAATTAATGCTTGGTAACTTGTCATAACTCAGCGTTCTTTTTTATTTTATCAATTTTCGTTTGTGTAGTAGTCACATCGGTTTCACTTACTACCGCTTGTACTGTTATATTTTGATTCGTTTCTACGCTTGTAGGCGCACCAACTTGATTAAGTTGATTACCTTGACCGAATAGATTTACCGATGGCGTAGCTTGTGCCGTAGCCGTTGCAGTAGCACCAACGCCACCACCACCACCGGCAGAAGGTAAAGAACCACCACCACCACCACCCATATATTTGGCTATAGTTGAAGCAGCGATAGAAGCTATAGAAGTAGCCGCGCGTATCTTTGCAGCAGTTGAAGCAGCTGTAGCCGCTCCAACACCACCGTCAGGCGAAAGTTTCCAAGTAGGATTAGACCAATATCCGGATATTTCTCTGTGTGTATTTACAATTATTTCTCCAATAGCTAAAGCCTTGTCTACTAAAAACAATGCGTTTGCTATCTTCTTGTTTTGTCCGGCTAAATCCATTAGTCCTGAAATTAAACCTTTTGCAAAACCTAACCTTGCATCGAATAAACCTTTTTCAGATTCTATTAACGCATCGTTATACTCTTTTAGCTTTTCAGCTTTATCTTTTTGAGATTGTATTTCAGCTAAATCAGAGGCTAATTTTTTATCCGTTTTTTCTTTAGTAATAGCATTTAACGCGTCAGCTAATTCAGTAGCTCTTCTTAAATCTTCGTCTTTTGCTTTCTGTTGAATTTTAGCATCTTCTTCGGCTTGTATTGTAGTATATAATTCAGTTAATCTTTTCTTTTCGTCTGCTTTTAAT